CACGTAATAGCAGATTGCACAAAAATTTCTTCCCCAACGCATCAATTTTTGTGCAAAATGTCAATAGACACAAAATATAGTACCCACGCCCCATAGGGTAGGGGAGTGGGCACTATATAGGAACTATTACAAGATATTAAAGCATATCGAATGTAAGTTCACAGTTGATTTGTTTACCTGTTGGCACAGGGGCTTTAATGATAACACTTGCGGTAGTGTTATCATAGTAGGCCGGCACAAGTGCGTTGTCAGTAGAATTATACAGATAAATATCTTTGTAAACGTTACCGGGGAGTGTTGCAAAAGGTATATCACCAAACGCGGACGCAACAGAGAACTTTGTGCCTGTAGGGACATCAGCGATGAAATAGCCGTGAATTGCAATATGCAAATTCCGGCCATCAAAAGACGCAAAACTTGCATCAGCCCCGTTCGTAAAGTTGGTGGCTGTAAGTTTTGTAATGTTGTTTATCCTGGCTGTTGTGATGCTGCGGCACGTATTCTGGCCAAGGGTCCATGCGCTGATCTGTTGTTCATATTCGGCATATTGGAGATCAATATTGCCACAATCGGGTGATACATAAATGCCGACACGCTGACATTTTACAGCATTTTTGTTTGTAGCAAGGATTGTGCCCCGAATATTGTAGGAACCTCCCAGTATTTGGATACCAATATTATTTGCCTCGGTTCCTACAGGAACCTTAAATCCATTTGCATCGAGCAGTAGTCCGGAAAACACGATGCTGTTACTTGTTGATTCAACAACTACTCCGTTAGCGTAACTCTCCTGTACCTCGGTGTTACAAAATAGTTCACGTTTTGCGTGATACAAATGTAAAGCGATTGAGCCTGTAATGGTGTGCGTAGCATCATAAGATGCACGCCATCCGTTCATTTTAATCGCCAGGTTACACCATTTGTTTGCCTCGGTTTCGCACAAAACGCCATTATAGCAAAAAGTCACTACAATATTACATAATTCCGAATCAGAAAATTTTGCGTCGATTCCCAAATCGCAGGTATCCACAAAAGCGTTGATAATGGATACATATGCAATATATAAGCTCGAATTAATGCCAATGGACCACCCAGAGACGATAATGTCCCTGATAACACTATTGCGGCACTCCAGCGCATAGGAATCACCTTTGATCTTGCGATATTCTTCGTGATTTTGGTTTGCCGTGACCATCCATGTTTTGTTACGGATATAAATGCCGGATCCTGCCCCGTTGGGGGCCCCTACTCCATAAAGCGCCAGCGATTCGATACGAATCGTAAAATAAATGTCATCGTATGTATTGGGGGCCTTGTATTCGAGGTCGTAAATAATTCCATTGCTGGCGGTGATCCATATAAGGGCGGTGTCGCGCATGTTCTCACCGATTATTCCACAACATCTTTTTATATATATGGTGTCCGACATATAATACGTTCCGCTTGGAAAATATACTGTTTTTCCGGCATCCAACAGCTGTTGTAGCGTCGATGTATTTTGTGCTGCTGCGCTCTGATCGTTTGCTTTAATACCTGCTCCCGGCGCCGACACATATGTCTGCATTTGATTGATGCTATTTTGTAGCTGGTTGTCGGCGTTCTCCCGGGCCGTCTGCTCCGCGTCAATAGCCGTCTGGAGCTGGTTGTCGGCATCCTCCCGGACCTGTTTCTCGGTGTCGATGGCTGTCTGGAGGTCTCTGTCGGCATCCTCCCGGGTCTGTTTCTCGGTGTCGATGGCTGTCTGGAGGTCTCTGTCGGCATTCTCCCGGGCCGTCTGCTCTGCGCTTAAGCCATCATTAAACGCGGTAATAAGGTAATGCAAGACTTCATTTGTGGAGCTGCTCACGCAGTTAGAGCCGGGCACGTATGCGTCACCGGCGTTCATTGCTTTTGTGACGCGCACCAGCGACCCATTGACCCATACAAGATCGTTGACAGCTCTATCGGCTGTGGCGGTGGGGCTGTGGCCCTCATCGATGGGAGTAATGGCCCGTTTCACATCGGCCCAAAGCTCATCGAAATTGCCAATTTTTGTCCAGAACTCGGTACGGTCCAGAGAGACACCGGACGGCACCGGCCGCACAGACAGATATGCGTTGCCATTGCTGTCCACAACCACGGTGTTTGCCTCATACTGGCTGGTAATGTCCCACTGGATGGGGTCTGCATACTTGATCGTGGCCAAACTGACGAAATCAGTCAGTTTGGTGTTAAATTCGTTAAGCACTTCAATAATCCAATCAAGATTGAGATCATGGAAGTTGGTGTAGGGTGCTTTGTGAATAGGATTGATATTACCCATTATTGCATCTCCTTAATATACCAGCAAACAAAAGTTTGCTCGAATGTCCGTGACGATTTTATGAACTGCATTTTCCATTGCGAGTGACAACTCTTTTGCAATGAGGTCTTGCGGGTCTCGCCCTGCCCGGCCCTTCTCGGTCACGGTGTCTTTGTAGTTGTCGTGCGACTCCGAGGTGGTTGTCTGATCGGTGGTGGTCGTATCCGTGCCACTGCTGGTAATGGTGTTCCCAGTACCGAGGGCCGTGGTGCTCCTCTCTGCGGTCTGCAATGTCCCACTGTCGAACCCCGTAACATCCCGGGTAGTGCTGTCACTGCCGTTATTTTGGCCGGTGGTGGTCAGGTTCGGCACTCTGGTTGTCGTTCCCTTGACGCCGTTTGTGCCGGAGCCGGTCCCTAAGTGGTCGGCAGTTCTGGTTCGGTCATCCGATGCCAGTGGGTCGTATTCAAGGCCCAGTGCCTCGGCGTACCGGGTCCAGCTCGGGAGCATGGTTTCAGAATATACACCCAGCGCCCGGCGCATTGTGGGGCCGTCTGCATATAGTACCTCTAATTCCAGCGTATCAAACAGTAATTGATTGCAGACAGTATCTTTAGATACACTGTCAGGGACTTTCAAGTCGTCGAACAGCTCCGGGTATCCTGCCAACAACCCGTTAAAGCTCAAGGTCGCGTGCATCGTTGTTCACCTCCTGCGTATTAGTATCTGGTGGGAACCTCCAGTCAACCCACAAAGTAGACTTGTCAATTCCAAACAGTTTGTGTACCCGCTCACAACCACGCTGCAAGCTATCCAACCAGAGCGACGCCTTAGCGGCTGTCTCAACGTTGTTTGAATTGACTTCATCGGTTAGCATTCGTTCTTTCTTGCTGGTATTTGTGTTGGGGATTCCAACTTCCGTGTCAAACAGCGCTTTAATGGTTTTAAGGGCTGTTAACAGTTCGTTGGTGATGAAATTCCCTTTGAGGTCAGTTGCAAAATACATCCACGGGGCTTGCCCGGATGCCCCATTCTTGGGCGCTTTGAGCAAAGAGGCATCAACAAAAACTGCGGGGTCACCCTGCATAATCGCGTCAAACATCTTTTTAAAAGATTCCGCACCCGCTTTGTTGCCTGCCGCGAACACGTAGGCAAGGCGGCTATTTATTAAATTGCTCTGGATGGTCTGGGCGGCAAGGGCCATCATGTCCCCGTAATATGCCACAATATCAACCATCCCGCGGTAATCGGGCTGTAAATTGATGATCTCGCATTGCTTTCCGATCTGCAAATATGGGGACCCTTTGATAAAAGGGTTTGCAATGATGGAGTGCGTAGGATTGTAAAAAATGTTAATGCCGGTCAGTCCCATTCTGTCATATACCAGGCCATAACGGTCAGTTTTAAACACCGTAACACCACCCGAGCCAAAGACAAGATACTGCAAGCGGTTACTGGGCCAGGTGTCGGGCAATGTCCATCGGACCATAGACACGGCCTCAAGAAACAGGTATTTGCGGAAATAATAGGATAAGCTGTTACCCTTGGTGTGCATCACGGAGGGAGTCACCGGCGACACATGGGCGTTAATCTGTTCGTAGCTGTAGGGAGCACTCACAACAGACGACCTCCCTTCGCCATCTTAAACAGCAACCATACCGGCAATTTGCCAGTAGGCCACGGCCCGGGACCCGGGCCAGGGCCCCCGCCCGAGTCCCACTCTACATCCCATGTCCCCACCTGATTCGGGATTCTGATAATGCCGGACGGGTCCCTCAAGTTTCCGGCGGCGTCGGCATACTCCCAATGAGTGTGAATGCCCGTCGCGTTGCCGGTTTCGCCCTGCGTGCCGATGAACTGCCCCTTGGAGATTGTGTCGCCCACGTTCCAAATTTGCGAGGCAAAGTGTGCGGCTCGCCATGTCGTGCCGTCGGCCATCCGTACCTTAATCATGTTTCCCCACGACTGATCGCCCGAGGTGCTGCCGTTCCAGTGCTGGGCCACGACCACAACGCCCGCCTCGGGCGCATAGGCTTTATGATCTCCGTGGACTGTGTCAATGCCCCTGTGGGGGCTGCCGTCAGAGTATGCCGGATACCCGGCGGTCACTCTGATCGGCGACACGTCAGTAATACACTGTTTATATACTGCCATTGTTTACGCCTCCTACTCTAAAAAGAATCCATTTTTCATATAGCTTTTAACGCTGTCAATTTCGGCAGCAGTTGCGGGCAACGCCACGTCGGGGTCGTCTACCATGATAAACCCTGGGATACTGAACAGCTGCACGCGCTGGCAAAGGGGCCTGCCGTGGTCCTCGTTGTTGTCGTCAACAAGATCATAAAACGCCCCCGTTAAATATGGCCTTATTCCATATTTGGCAACGCTCGCCCCTCCGCCTTTAGATTGACTTGTAACTGTCATTTGCTGGGCACCCGATGCAATACCGTTGGCAACATCGCCACCGCCAAAAAAGGATTCAATACCGCCGGCAATGGCACCCACGGCGGTTTGAACCAGTCCGCCAAGGCTTGCCAATTCATTTACATTGGTAGCAATCTGCGCCAGCTGCACGGGTACCGAGACATTGCCTGATGTGGAAAAGAAAATAGTATTGAAATCTTTATTAAATGACAAGTCCAGTATTGCGTCGCCGGTGCGATAATCGACAGTTAATCTACAATACAACGTGCTTTGCAACACGAACAGGTTAGCATTTAATTTAATCTCCCCAAATGGAGGACAATATAATGTGTACTCGGAATAGGGTGCTCCGTCTGTATAGACGCCCCTTGTAATGTGTTGCGGATGATGTGGGGTGGAGATGCTAAACGTGAAAACGTTTTTATCATTGTTATTCTGAATGACGTAGGCATTCCCGATATTCTGCATTTTCCACCACCCGACGGGAATTTCATTGATGGGGGTACCGATAGCGGTATTACCGCAGGGTATCCAAAACGCTTTTGAAATGTACTGAATAGGATTGAACAATGCTTTAGTTAAGTTGCTGCTGATCTCTTCGGCGCTAATATCCAGATAATCAGTATTTTGCAAAAGTGCTGCCATAAGCTTTTGGAATGTTGTGCTGCTCATTGCAAAATAAATTGCACCACCAAAGGACACATACCCGGGGGCATTGACCACGACAACGAAAAAACCTTGACTGCCACTTTCTGGGTCATCCGTAAACGGTGTCGAAGTTGCATGGATGGTTCTAGTGGTGAGTGTCGCTTTGGTAGGATACAAATTATCTACAATTTTAGGGTCATACTTAGCGGACGACCTCACCACATACTCCGTACTATTGCCGATCTGTTCCCGGTAGCTGGCAAGAGTGTCAACAGTCAGCGACGCATTCCAAAGCCCGTCCGAATATGTCCAGTTCTTCACCCAGTAATACCGGCTGAACGTGGGAAGGTAACAATAATTGAACCCGGTGGGGTCACTCTGTGTGGCGATCTTGATCTCGGGGTCAATGATATTACAAGGGGCTTTAAGGTCAATTCCGAACCCCTGCCCACCGCTGGGCCGCTTTGTGCTGTTTGTGCGCTTTGCGAACTGATAAAAGGTAGCTTGCATTTTGCACCTCCTATAAAATAACCGGCGGGCAGATGCCCGCCGGTGCCGGTCAGGACTTAGAGGGGTCTGCGTCCTTGTGCGTGGTGGTTTTCAGGGTGGAGGCATTGCCCGAGCCGGGCGCGGTGACGTCGCCGGAAGTCATCAGGAACAGAACGGCGTTCTCGGTGAAGTCATCGTACCACGACCAACCGTAGTGATACCAGAAGTTAGTATACAGGCCACGGGCGTTCATGGGGGTCGGGACCACACGGGACAGCTTCGGAGTGTAGCCGATGGCGTCCCAATCCAGCAGGCATCCAAACACATTGGAGAGCTGCACCGCGGCCTTCTTGGATGCCACACCGTCGGTGCCGGTCACAACAGGCGTCGCCGAAATGGTCTCGCGCTTGTCGATGTTCTGCCAGAACGTAACCTGCTCGGCGTCGCGGTATTTCAGCATGTTGTCATGGAATACCTCGGGAATCACGCGGGCGTCGATCTGGCTCTGCATGCCGCTGTACAGATAAAGGTGCTGACGATCATACGGAGTGTGCCGCATGATGTTGTACGTCGTGCCGCCGATTGTCCAGTTTTGATGCCAGTTGATAGACCGCTCCTTCATAAGGCGGGAAATGTCGTTGATACGGCCATAGGCGTACTTTGCAAAACCCGGGAAATTCGCTTCTTTGTAGACGTCCTGCACCGTCAGTTTGGTGCCCTGCTGGGTGTTGTACTCATCGAGCAGATACACAACGCTGCCCGGGCTGGTCACAGTCATACCGGTCAGATGGTTGGCCATCAGGTTGTTGGCGAGGTTGCGCCGGTCTGCCTCGATCTGGTTCGACAGATGCAGCACGAACGAAGACCAGAACTGCGCCAATTCCTCGGGCCCCTTGAATGCTGCCTCCATCTGGGTATCAGCTTGCGTGTACACGCGGCTGTAATTGGTCTGGCCGTAGTAGTTTGTCTGGAGGACTTTAGGCTTGTGGACTTCGTACATGTCCACGCTCTTGCCGTCATCCAGCGCCCACGCCTTATCGGTGACGGGGTCGCTGTCGCAAAAATTGATCTTTCGCACATGATTTGACCAATCGTCGCCCGTCACCTGCAAGCGCTTCAGCGGGGCATCGTAGGGGCGCACGGCAAAAATGGTACGGCCCAGCACCTGACTGATCGCTTTGGTGTAGTTGTCGGGGCCGGTCAGCAAAGTGGCCTGCGCCACGGAAACGAAACTAGACGTGTCCACGATGGGCGACGTCGGTGTCTGGCCCGTGGCCAGTTTGTTGATCTCGGTCAAAATTGCGGCAATGTCCGCAAAATCCATGCCAAGGGGCATATTACTTCACTTCCTTTCCATAGGTCGGGTCGATAATTCGGGCCGTCACAGTGGCGGCATCTGCCGTCGGCTGCTGCTGGATGCCAAGGCCCAGCGCGTTCGCCTGCAACGTCTGCGTCATGGTCTGCATTGCCTGGGCGGTGGTCTGCTGACCCTGCAAAAGCTGCTGCAGCAGGGTCTCAAGGCCATCGTACTGCGGCGCGGGCTGTGGCGCAGGCTGCGGGACGGGCTGCGGGACGGGCTGCGGTGCGGGCTGCGGCACGGGCTGCGGCACGGGCTGCGGCACGGGCTGCGGCGCGGGCTGCGGCGCGGGCTTCTCCATAGCTTCGATTTCTGCTTTGGTGTATCCGGCCATCGCAAGGGCCGCTTTTTCACTGATTTTCAACTTTAGTCGCCTCCATTACAACGTATGTGTCATGCGCCAAGCATTTAATAACTTGGTCTTTGTCTCCTTTGGTTACGGGTCCCACTGCGCAACACTGCCGCGTATGGGAATTGTCGGCCCAGTCGCTATAATAGCCGATACTCAAACGAGCGCACAAATCAGCCAGCAGAAACGCACGCTCGTTTGTAATCGACTGGGCGAAAATGATATAGCAACCCATAAGTCAGCTCTCCTTCTTGATCTCGTCCAGAGCGAGCCGCATTTCGGTAATAGCCGCAGTATTTTCCTTCACAACAGTATTACACTGATACCACATCAGCAGAAAGGCAGCGATAGGAAAACCAACGTTAGAAATAGCCTGAATCACAGTATTAGCATCCATTTTGTACACCTCCCATACAGATACAAGTAAGTCCCCGGTTCTTGCGCTGGCTGACGCTTGCCCGCCCCTTCTGGGGGCTGCCTGTGGGCACCGGGGATTATCTTTACTATATACCAACTGTGTAAAAAAGTCAAGTCCCGCAATACTCACGGAAGAAAATTTCATCCGAGTAACGCTCAAATTCAAGTTGCCGCTGTAAGTATGCGGGCCAGATGTACCCATACGCGGCCCTAAAACGTTTTCGCTCATAGTCGCCAGTGCCATAGGTGGGCATCTCGCCAGACCTGTGGCGGCATACATAATATAGCGGCTTACTTTTGTGCTCATAGATGCAGCACCGGCCAATTTGTACAAGCGGGTAGTATTCACGCAAGGGCCGGGACACAACCAAACTCTTTTCTTCGGCGCTGTACTGATTCTCGATAGCTGATCTGTAAAAATCTGTGCCGGTCATGGACCTATAGAGGGCCGTATTTGCTTTCTCTTTTGCAATAGGGCTGTCCACAAGATCAATCAGCAAAATGCCTTTATCGGCCAGCAGCTTCACGCGCTCTTTCTTCCCGATCATCTTTTCTACTGTATCGGTGATCTCCCACTGCATATAATAGGGGTTTGCCATGCCAACAGCGTTCGACATACACAACAGCGTCAGGGGCTTTTGCCCCTTTAATTCGCGGTTACGGTTTACCGTTTCATATATGTTAGCAAGGCCCACGCCCTCGCCTCGCCGATAGTAGTCTGACTCTTCTTTCTGGTATTCATCCAAAATAATTATATTGGTATGGGGGCTTGAAAAACCGCGGGTCCTGGCCAATGTGACGACACTTCCCACAACTCCGGCCATTTGGGCCGGTTTTATGGGAGACCCTGTATCAGTGTAGGCCCCTGCGTTGCCCACTTCATAGAGACCCGCTATTTTAGGTATTTTAAACGGGGCATAATGTGTTTGTATATCATCATTCAACGGAGACCATGGCCACATGCTAGGCGACGCGCATATAAGTTCGGCCTGCTGCGGTGTACGGCGCAAATACAGAAATTCCTCCCCGGTCTGGTGGACGTGCTTTAGCGCTCCATAGGTCTTGCCGGTACCACGTCCGCCCCATATAAAAATGATGGGTGCTCCGGTGGACAAGATGCCGTTATCCTCGGAGAAATTAGGCCAACCATCTTCGGTGTAAAGTTTAATCATCTTGTTACCCCCTAAAAACACATACCATGGAAGGGAATGGAGCACTGTTTCTGCTTCCTCCAAACTTTAGTCTTCCTCTAACAAAACGGATCTCCGCTCTCCGGTAAATATAATCGTGGAACCATGCGGTATCGGTTCTAGCGGGCAGCAGCATCACCACAAGGGCCCCGGTCTGTGCGCTCATATACGCTTTTTTGACCCACTGGCCAACCTGTCTTCCATACGGCGGATTGCACCAAACACGCCCATTCCACGGCATACTCAGGCCGTCTTGCTCTGGAGAATAAAAGTTTATACACTTGGCATTCTCTGGTGTCGCACAAGCGTCTAATGTGAAATCGAACTCCCGGTTTAGCTTGTCGAAAAATTCTTGTGGAGTTTCCCACAGTCCCGTTTTGCTTGTAAACATTGCGTTGTTCATTATGTAACCTCCATGATCTTATACCCGAGTATCTTTGCATACTCGTCCGTGATGCCGAGTGTATAGGTATTATCACAAATACACAAATTGCGAGTGATGTGGACTGTATGTCCATCTACCACAAAATCCGGCACGTTTGGACGATCATTATAAATAACCTGATTTCCTGCCGCCAGACAAAAAGTAAACCCAGGCTTAAACACCTCAAAACCGCCCCACAGGGCCAGCTCTAAACCACCCTTCCGCTTGCTGACTCCTGCTATGGTAGTAGTGATCGGCCCGCCTTTTTTATAGGTAGTTGCGTATTTTTTTGCGCCCCACGTCATAAACTCCGCATAGCTGCGCTCCTGCTCATAGACGCCCATATAATGAGTGTTGCCTTTTGGGTCAGTGGCACATGCGCCGTTATCTTTTGCGAGCTGCTTTACAGCTTTGTTGAACTCCGTTAAATCAATATTGCCCATGTATTTTACACTGTCTGTATCGCAGTACACGCCATTCTTGCCCGCGGCCCATTGCGCTATTTTTAGGCGCTTGCGCGTGTGGACCGTGGTCCATACGCCCCATTGGTAGGGCAAAAACAGATGGGGGCGGTGATCGTTATAACTGCCCTCTGGGTCGTCGGTGCATTCGCTCCAGAGATTGTCGGGATCGTCCTCGTCAAAAAGTGTGTCCAGCTGCAGGGGGTCTTGTGCGGTCATACCGTAATAGCTGTTAAGATCATTCTTTGCTTTAACATAATACAAATTCTGACCGGCTACGCCTTTAAGGGATGTTTTGCCGGTGTAACTCTCTTTAATGCAATCTGTTAAGGGCTTCGGCAGTTTGCCATAATCAGAAGTATAAAGGTCCAAGACGTTGAGAGCGTCCCAATCATATTCTTTGGCAATGATTCTAAAATCTATATCTGTAATGGTGATTTCAAAATGATCGGCAGACAGCAATCGGCCATTGTCGTTTATGTATCCTTCACAGTGCCGAACCTTCGCAAGGGGGATATAGGGAAATCCCCACCACTTAAAGCGCTGGCGCAAGCCTTTTACTTGCAAGCGCATCAAGCACGCTTTGCCGTGTCTCATACATTGCATTAGCCGCTCAACGGTGGCTGGCTCCTGCCTAAATGGAGTCATTGGGAAATAACATTCGCATTGCACTGCGGGGTATGCGCTCGACATATCCACGGATCCGACGTTTTCTAGGTGCAGACCCACATAATAGCGGTTGGCGTGCGTGTCACCACCTCGGAATGCCTCCCGCAACATCTGGTATAAGTCCCATGATGGCAATAGGCGCTTGGCTTTTTTAATGCCCCATTTATACATTGCTTCGCGGGCCATTCGTCTGACATATCCGGTGCGCGTTAATGGCAACGTATACAGGTCGTCGCCGTCTCGCTTCATCTCAATTAACAAGCACTCTACAATACACCGAACATCGTTGATACAATACGCTAATTCTGTAGATGTCAGGGGAGTCCATGGATACCGCACTTTTGAATAGTCAAGAGCACCCGCCAATTTAGCATGAGGAGCCCCCAGCTGCTTGCCCCAAGCATCAAGAGACAAATTGCTGTGGCGCATACTGCATCGGTACTCGATAGCTCGGTTGTCGCATTTTAAAACCCTGCGGGGCTTGCTGGCGAACACATCGCCCGGGCCGAAATCCAGAACACCCGACAAATATTGGAATTCATGGGCGAGATTATGGACGTACATGCACAGATACCAGTCACCTTGAGGGCCGCTGTTGGCTTGCAAGTAATCGCTGATTGCACCTGTAAAATTTAACCACTCATCCCACGTCCTGCCGATTATGGTAATATCCAAACCAAGTTGACATTGCCATATATACATAATGGTGTGGGGGTTGTCGTCGGCGTCAATACATACTCGGCTAGTCTCAATATCAAATGCACAAGGCATACCCACATACAATCGTTTTTTGTCTGTTTTGCGCTTCTTGCCTTTAGTGTGCTTTCTGTCCAGGTGCTCCATGAGCCAGGGAACCGGATTGTAATTACAAGCCTCCACCAAAACCTCCGCGCAGGTCGGCAGAGCTGCTCCCCTCGCTATAGTCCCACTTTGTGCCATAGTTAACCTCACCTTGCTGCCACTTTACAAAATCGTCAATACTGACGTTGTAACCGCCCTTCTCGCGCCAGTACATGACCGGCTGATCTGACGGATAATAGTACACGCCCGACGCCTTCACGAGCTCCCACCATTCCGATAGGGCCGTGTATTGATCTTTGGGCACGTCTGCTATGTCAATACCACCGACTTTCATTTTGCGCTCAAATTCGGCACGCGCACCGCCAACGGTGGAGCCTTTGGAGCGCACAAAACGCGCTACATCCGCTAGGGCCTGCTCCAATGCTTTACGGTCTCCGCGCATTGCCTTTAGAGTTGGGAACCCCCCGGCAAATTCTTTATAAACATCGCTGGTGCCGCTGATGGGGTCTTTTGATAAGCGATTAATACGTTTCTGCGCAATGTCACGCAATCGAGTGTATTCTTTGCGCATCTGACTATCGGGCCACGACTCCAAAGCGTACGGGGTGTATAGCTCTGGACTGTATTTAAGGGTTGCTCTTGCTTTAGCTGCGCCTGCTGCCATGCTTCTTCCGCTCCTTTCTATTCATAATCATATAATACCAGTCGAGGGGGTCCGCTTCAATGCCAAGACCGCTAAAAATGATTTTCGCCCATTCGGAACGGAAGAATTTGACATCTTTATTTGTGACTCCGCTGTATACAATGGCAATGGCATAGCACAGCATGGGGTCATCACAATGCAGCAAGGATGCTCTATTATCTCTACTTTTCATGGGGCCTCCTATAACAAATATGGCCGCCGCATGTGCGGCGGCCATTGGTTAGATTAAACCAGATTCAAAGACAAAACCTGACCTTTTTTGGTGCTGATCAGCACCGGTTTGATCTTCACCGGCTCCGTCCACGTGTCAGGGGTGCCTAGCAGCGTGAACATACGTTTCAAAGACTGATACACGCCAACGGAGACGCAGGAATACGACTGCCCGTCCTCGGTAATGAGGACGACACGCGGTGCAATCGTTTTGCCCTCGGGGACGTCGTCCTTGCTGACCTCCACGCACTCCACAGAGACATGAACCAGCGACAGAACCTCGTTGACATGCTCCTTCAACTTGTTGGCGGGGTTGCTCGTGGCATTGTAGAATGCAACCGCGGCAGAACGGTCAGAAAGATTCATGTCGGTATACCCGACGCCGGTGTTCATCACATCGGATACCATCATTGCACCATTGTTTTCGGACTTCATCATCGCTTCGGACATAATACAAAACTCCTTTCAATATGTGCCCTGTCATTATCAATACCGGGCGGGCGGTCCCGGTAGACGGCCCGCGGCCGTTTCGACTTATTTTTCTGTGTTAAGGTATTTACGATAGGCCAATGACACCACATAGCGAACGGATTCGGCCCCCTGGTACAAGAGATCGGATGACTGGCAAGTGCCTTTGAAACCCTTAAGCATGTTCACCTGCTCGTCGCAATGCTTGAGTGCTTGCCGATAACCGGCCAGCCACGCTCGATCAGTTGCGGCCCGGATGGATTCTTTAGGGTCCTCATACTCGCAGCACGTCAACGTGCCGTCCGGGTGAATCTCGATGACGAATTTACGCATTTCCATTTGTTGGGTCTCCTTCCCATATAAGATTCATAGTCTTGGCAAGAGTGACAAGCACCTTGATACTATCAATAATGTCATTCTCGGTCAGTTCTGGCAAGTTCTGACCATCAAGAGTAATGTTATCATCGGTCAAAGTAATTTTAATCACGACTTCTTTTTTCATTTGTTGGGTATCCTTCCTGTAAAATACTTGGAGTCTTAGCGAGACTGGCTAGCATCTTGTTGATGTCAATGATGTCATCTTCGGTCAAGTCTTGCGTATTCTCACCATACAAAACGATGTTATCATCGGTTAAAGTGATTGTAATCTTAATTTTTTCTTTCATGGGTTTTCACCTCGCTTTCACAATGATACTTATTGTATTTTTTATCTACTTCCACCGTAAGCTCCTCCACTGGAATATCTGCACAAATTATAAATGCAAAACAGGATATAAGAACATGCGATAGTTCCTCTAATATCTCATTAAAAGACCCCCTCTCTATTTCTTTCGAAATGCGATAAAGCTACGATTAGTTCTGCGCATTCCTCTTTTAATATTGCACTTTGCGAATAGCCATCACAGTTTTTAAACAAAGAGGCAGTTTCTAATATAGAATTGAATAAGCTGTTCATTCGTCAACCCTACTTTCTGTGTTTTTTCGTTGTCTATATTATACCACACAGCAAATTGTATATGTTGCTATATACATTGTAAAAATTGCTATACTCCCCTACCCTATGGGGCGTGGGTACTATATTTTGTG